GTGATGGGCGCTGTCATTGGACAAGACCTCTCTCCTGTATTTAGTATTATCGCTGAGGCTTTTAGTCATTCTATTGCTTATTGGATTATCGTTTGGTGGATTTTTACCACAGCCTCAGGGATCTTCCTATTTTATGTATCGATCGCACTTGGCCAACTGTTTCAAAATCGTCGAGGATTTAAGGCTATTCTGTTTTTCTTTCTCTTGTGCATTGTTTTAAGTATCATCGGTACAGCAGTCAATCCTTTTAAAGATTCATATGCTGTCGGGTATGCATTGGTTTATGGAAATATTGATGATTTGGGAGCAAACTTCATTCCAGGTCTCATCTATGAAGTCATTAAGATTGTTTCTATGTACTTCACCATTCACTATATCAGCAAATATAAGTTGAATCTTCAATAAAAACAGTTAATTGAACAAGGAGCTCCCCAGTGGAAGGTTTCTTGTTCAATTTTTTTCTTTTGCATTTTTAGCTAGATTTTGATATACTAAATGTATTCGTTTTGGGGTCGTTACGGATTCGACAGGCATTATGAGGCATATTTTGCAACTCATCTAGCGGATGTAAAACGCCAGTTAAATATAACTGCAAAAAATAATAATTCTTACGCTTTAGCTGCCTAAACACCAGCAGGCGTGACCCGATTCGAATCGCTCGTGTTTGATGACAGGTCTTAATTTCAGCGAGATACGATCTAGCTTGGTCTAGGAGTTAGATAAGAGATTGATAGACTCGCAACTACAGGGCTTGAGTTATGTGTCATGTAGCTGTTAAAAGAAAACATAACCTATGGTTGTAGACAAATATGCTGGCAGGTGTTTGGACGTGGGTTCGACTCCCACCGGCTCCATATTTTTATTCATGG